ATGCTGCTGGATCAGGTGATACACTTATCTGCTCCCTATTGTTTTCTGAAGTACTTATTTAGATCTTCGGGAAGGCTATCTTTTAGTTTCTCACCCCTCTCGGTTAAGGTGTAATAAAAATGCCCATCCTCTCCCACTAGTTGGTCTATTAACCCTGTCTTCATTAACTTAATTAGTGTTTTGGTAAGATTATTCTCTAGGCGACTTTGTGCTTTTTCTAAAAAAGTCAACATCGGAGGTTTAGCATCAAGAGAAAACTCTAAGACGTCAAACATTGTTTGTGAGGATTTGACGTTTGGTAATAGACTCTGACATTCAGTTGAATACCTAGTGGCTTCGTGGAGATCGGTATATACCCCCATAGGTTCAGCCGAAAGAGTGTCCGTCTCGGTCAATTCTATTATCACTAAAACGTATATTTTTTCCAACGCCATCTATATCTTCGTCCCCTCTTTAAGGATAAAATTTTAACAATGTTTGCAGTCTATCTTCTGCGTCAGCTAACTTAGCAAGGGATTCGTTTAGGTTGTTGTGCAAATCCAATGTACTATGATCTCCAATGCCAGCGGGGTGATCCAGCATAATTGCTAGGCTAGTCAATGCCTCGGAACGATCTTTCTTTGCGTTCAACATTAATGCGTTCAATGCTTCTTCCTTAAAAGTACTCATACCATCTCCTTTAAATTTTTCCTAGTAAACTTATCTTTCATAAGGCCATATTCTTGCTAACTCGTCGGTTACACCCTGAATCTCTACGATCCAGCGTCCATATTTACCCGTCTTGTTTGTTTTGATTATTACCTTTCCCTCGTAGGGAAAACTACCCGTGGCTTTATCGAGCAACTCTCTACACTTCTTGCTTGCTAACCTAAAATCTGAGTGTCCTCGTTCTGGTGTATCAACACCCGCAAGCCTACCACGTATCTTCATTTGGACACTAAAGCCTAAGTCTACAATAAAGTCAACGGTGTCACCATCAACTACTCTGTCCACTGTTGCTTTGTATTCGTACATCTATTGAACATCTCCTATTAACGAGCTAGAGGACTGTGTTTTATTACCCCCGACCGAAAAGATTGTGCGGATATTATTAGCTTGGCAATATTCTTCTTCTGGGATACTCCCAGCTTTTTGATCGCCACCATTCATGAACGTAATGCTCTCTACGAATGGATCGTTTTGATTGCTCTTGTGTATTCTCTCTATGCTCTTCACCACTGTTCCGTCTTCATCTACTGCTACTAAGGTACGGTTGACCGCAGACAAAGCACCAACGATTCGTTCTCGGGACTCTTCGTCCATAAACGCAACGCTACCCTTAATCTCCACTTGGCTATCACTGTTTACAATTGCGTATAGTATATCACATTGCCCCTTAGCGTCCTCGATGTAATCTAGGTGTCCAGTATGAAGTGGGTTAAAGTAGCCAGAAATTATGCCTATTCTCACGAGTTATCTCCCGTTCTGTTGTAATCATCCCTAATTCTTATTATATCGTCCTCTTTGCAAACCCCAGTTTGGATTTCAACAAAGATTAGATCGGTGTCGCCAATGTTTTCTACTCTGTGTACTTGGTATCTCTCTATTTCTACCGTGTCCCAATCTGATATTTTAAAAACGGAGTTTCCCACCTGCATTTCGCCACTCCCCGTTATGACCTTCCACCATTCAGTTCTGTGTTCGTGTAGCTGTAGGCTTAATCTTTGTTTTGGTTTTACGGTTATCTTTTTAACCTTTACGTTAGGTTCGTCAAGAACAATCTGAAAGGAACCCCAAGGTCGTGTTTCACGTTTTTTGTCTCCAGAATAACCAGAGACATTGAGAAGCACTTGATCTTCTTTATCGACCTCTTCTATAACTGGAGAGTATGACCCGCAGAAAGGACAGTTCTCTTCTCTGTAAATTTTGCCTACTATACCGCCACAACATTTATACTTATATTGTATCACCCCCACACCTCCTGTGTGAACCATTCATCAAAATCTTCCTGCTTCAGAATAACGCCTTGCTTCCCGCCCATATAATGTATTGGTTGTATCAGGTTGTTTTCTTTGGCTTGACCGTAGAACTCTTTAACTTTTGGAGACCACATAATACCCCACTTGATTTGACCTACTTTAGACTCTATTAGCTGAACGTGTTTGTCAAAATTATAATCTTTTGGCTTACGCATATCTGTTCCGCATCGCACGGAGTTATAGATGAAGAGTATGCTTGCACCTTCTTTTATGTAAGACTTTAAATCGTTTTCTTTTAGGGTAAATTTACCTGCGGTTGGAACCCATTTGATCTCTAGTGGGTGATTCTTTTTCATGGCACGCTCTGGGTGGTCTTGAATATCCACCATGTAGTCAGCACCGGCAGTGTTTCCTTTGGCGATAAATTCTCCATCATTACCGCAACCATTGTCTCTAGGGTTTTGAAGCTGAATATTGTTCCCTTGTTGGCATATATCTACCCACTTGTCAAAAAAGTATTTTTCTAACTTGGTGGAGAAGTATATATCTTTTTTAAATGTGTCTTTACTTCTGTTGTCGAATCTAGAGTTCATTACTTGCTCCTGAGAAAAAATGATTTAATTCTTAACCATAGGGATTTCTTGGTCTCGTTCTGTCGGTCTATCTTTTTGTAGGCTTGCTTTACCCGATATGCCGACTTATTTTTTAGCAATTTTGCAACCCTGAAGTATGCTGAATCTGTCATGTCGTCTGTTTCACTTCTCATTCTTAACCTCTCGTAAATATATATATTGGGGTTCTGTCTCCAACGTATGCACAAAACGTATTAAAATCAAGCCATTCGTTAGCTTCGTCACAGTCCATACCTTGGTCGCTCATGCAGATTTCGACCATTTTTTTAGCATCGTAAGCCACCCTTCCTGAATCGCAGCCGCCACAAACACCAATAATAGCATTATCATAGCCATCGGCAAACAAAAGGTCATCATCATAATGGTCACGCAGCTTCTCGCGAATCCCCATTTTATAGTTCCGTTTCTTTTTTCCATTGGTCTACTGCGGTTACAGCCTCCAGTTTATTTAAAAGCTCAACCAGAACATGTTTATTATCATCCATTGAATCCTTTGACTTTCTTTTTTTTCCACATCTCTTGATGTTTTAATTTTAGGGTTTTTTCTTTTTCATCTATAATTTTATTATGCTTTCTAATTTCCACCATTTCTTTCTCATCAACCCTGTCTGATTTGTATTGCTTTTTTTTAGTCATTTTATTTCAAGTGGAGGCGGCGGGAGTCGAACCCGCGTCCTGTCTTAATTCCATAGTAGCGTCTACATTGTTATTGCGTTGTTGTCACACATCGCACAAAGTTATCCGACTTATCGGAGTCAGATGGGTGTACCATCATTTCACTTTTAGCTCAAGGAGTGAACCCTCTATCTAAGCACGACTTAGCCCGTTACCTCTTGGGTGATAAGGCGAGGTAAAGCCTCAAGCAGCTACGCTGCTATTGCAAAACTGTGTTCAGCAATTAAAAATTTAGCCAAATTTTAAAGTAGCCGTTTGGCTAACTACTCAATGCAACTATTACTTCCTTAATCAGTCGATGCCGTTTCGCCCCCATTTTTTGTTAAGTAATTTCTTCTTAATCACCCACCACGTGGACTTTAATCCGCTTACGTAATTTGTTTTTTTGTCGTCTTCGTATAAGCCGAAGTGTTCTAGTGAACATTCTTCACAGTAAAAATCGTGACACATCCTACAGCGGTAAGCGTCCTTGTACGTCATTTCTTTTTTGCATTCTTGACAGCTAGTCTTAGTCATAATGTGTCTCTAGTATCTTTTTGGTTTCTTCCCAACCCGCCACTTGGTGGTACTTACCTGATTTGTTTGCAATGCAATAATCATTACCACCTTTGTGACAGCTATCACCAAAGAAAACAGTTTCTCCAGTCATGTCTGTCAAAATTTGTGACTTGTCCTTGCCTTTAGGGTAGACATCTATGCTAATCTCACCCCCAATGGAAAACTCTAACTCTGGATGTCTAGAGGAAAGCCGTTCTGCAATTTTCTTTCGTTCTCCGTTTTGCTCGTCCCACATAAAGTATTCTTTTCGCAGTTCATTGTCAGCACTCCGACCCACCGTGGATATATTAACCATGCCGATGCGATGCTCTATATTATCAGTAGACCGCCCAAACCACTGACTCTCGGACATTACGTCCATGATGCCGGTTGTCAGTGTGAGTGATGCGTTCCACGAAGACTCCTTCACCAAACTGTTTCTTTTATAAAGTTGATTCCCACAGTTTTGGTAACAGCCGTCTACAAGCCCGCATAAAGAAAGGCCTATCTGCTCGACTGTTTTTTGTTTATCCGATCCGGTTACCAGAAACACGCTATTCCCAATTCCTTTTTGAGCGTTTACCCAGACCTCGAAAAAGTTCTTAAACTCTTTGGAAATTACCCCTCTCGGGGCAGTAAGGGTTCCGTCCACGTCGAATAAAAAATTAGTCATTAGACATTAATCCGTTACTCTGAGCGAGTCGCCAATAATCCATGCGGCAGCCATTAGGGTAACGCTGGTTACTGTCTCGGGATTAACGGTTCCTTCGCCGAACAGTGAGTCAGCAAGAACCACTACTAGGCCAGCAACGCCAACCCAGAACCTTCTAGATTTAACCATAGCCTTAAGTTTATCAATCATCTTAAATTCTCCTTCTTGGTATTAAAAAAGTTACTTCTAATTATACATTCATTATATGTTATACATCAGCATAAGTCAAGAACAAACTTGAACAAAATACATTAAAAGGGGGAAATATTTCTAAAACAGCCCTCCAAGACCTCCCTTGAATATGATTAGATACGCTGCAATAGCGGCTCCTATCATGAAAACAAGCCATTTTCTCTTAGTTCCTACCGCGAGAGCCTTAGCTGTGAGAGCTTTGATCTTTTCGATACGGAAGTCTCGCTTTTCTTTGGCTTTATCAGCTTTTTCTTGTCCTTTTGCTTCACGGCTTGCTGCTCGATCTGCTGCCCGCTGCTCCCTTTTTGTTTTTTCTTCTGTGGTTTCGTCAACAGGAGTTACTTCGTCTTGCTCGCCACTCCAAAAATCCGACACCCATTTTAACATTCCCATCTTAAACTCCTATCTCTAATATAATAATTATTTTTTCCATCCATCTGTTAATAATCTTAGGGCATTACCCCCAAGAAATTTCTTCACGACTTCGTCACTGTAGTCCAACCCCTTCAAGTAAGAAGTGATACGTGGAAGCTCAGACATATCTACTATTTCGTCTGGCGGATCAGTAAACCCATCAAAGTCTGTACCAATGGCGGCAGTGTCATCACCGCAAACATTGATAATGTGATTGAGGGTTTGCTCTATATATTTAAGACCTAACCCTGTATCTGTCGGTGCAAGCCAGTAGTTCATGAATATAATCCCTACAGCACACCCGTGATCTGCCAGCCACTTCAACTCCCAGTCCTGTAGATTATAACTGATTCTATTTATCTCAAAACACCCCGTGTGGCTAGCCAAAAGGCATTGAGTTTTACCTTTAGCGTCAACTAAGTCATACAGTTGCTTTCTTGCTTTTATGGTGCAGTGGCCGATGTCAATGAGCATCCCTAAGTCAAGCATTCTGTCTGCCACTTTGAGGCCAAGAGGTGTAAGCCCTTTGGTTTCATCCCATCGCCCCAATACCTCACGCCAGTTCATGTGTTTGGCTCCGTATTCGGGGTATGGAAAAACTGGATTCGCACAAAGGTTAGGATAAAAATGTGCGAGTCCTAGATATGAAACCCCTCTAGCGTAGAAGTACTCAAGATTATTTAACACCTCTTCCTCTACCGTCATACGGTCAGACATTGCTTCGTCTTCAGTTGTTTTGCCAGCCTCGTGTCCTTGTAGGCAGTGTGCCCCTTCTATGGAGTGGACAATAGAAATATCTCCGTTTTCTATACTAGCGGTAATGTCAGCGGGACATGAGGCAATCACCATTCTGCGGTTACCCTCTGGCAGGCTATTGTTATAGTCGCTAACCTGTGCTTCCATTCCGTCCATCATATTTTTTGTGGCATCAAAATAGGTAGGGTCTACTATCTTTTTACGGACACTAGGAGTGAACCGCAAGAGCCAGTCGATAAGAGATATGTCGTCTATCCATTCCTGCTCTAAGACATAGGCTGTAGATAGTAGGACATCCACTCCTCCTTCGTCTACCTTTGGGAAAGTTGCTCTTACGCTAAAAGGCCAAAAAGATTCTTTGAACCATTTAGCTAGCCGCTTGCCGTTCCTGTTGCTTAGGTTTCGATTAAAAATCTCAGCCTTTAACATTGAGTGTGAGTGCAAATCGACAACAGGTGCTGTTTTGTGAAGTTCTAGCCAGTCCATTATATTCTACCTTTGGTTTAAGATTAAGTGTGTTTTAACGCCTATTTCATTGGCTAACTCTATGTTTTCCTTGTTGTCGTCATAGAAATAGATTTTGTCATAAAGTTTCATAATAGTTATTAGTGATTTTCTTTTGCCAGCCGCAATACCGTTATGTCCGTCATTATCTCCGACGCATATGATTTGCTTGGCTTCTATTCCGTGCAGGCTTAGGAACTTAGCGATAGCGTCTGAAACATCGTCACTCCTAGCCGTTAAGATATAAACAGAATGATTTTCGTCATACACCTCTTTGGCTAACTGCATGAGTTCTGTCGGTCGTCCATTTTCTATTAGGCTTGCACATCTAAACTCAGAGAAGTCAAATCTTTCGCCTTCTTTAAGTTCGTAGTCGTTAAACTCCGCCGGAGTCAGTTGCACTGAGGGGTTGGTCATTCCCATCGGTAACCAATTAGTATGAACTAAGACGCACGCATCTGTTTTGGCGAGCGTGTCATCAAAGTCAAATACAAATGCTTTATTCATTATTCTTGTCGCTCATGTATTCGTGTGAATAGCAAACCCTCATAGAGAGGGACTCTTTCACCATGTTGTTGTAATTACTTTTCCTGCCAAGATTGTCCGGTCTTGCTTTACCGTTTTTACTCGTTGGTCGCCATGACTCATTCTTGTTTCTGTATTCCCCTAACTTGATGTTGGCGGTTTTTGAAAAGAACCGTTTACCCTCTAGTGTTAGCATCTTGCCAATACACTCAGACATTCGATTTCCTATACCCATCCCCTGATAGTCAGACAGGACAACTAGTCTATGTTCACGCCAAGCCTTCTTAAGCGATCCGCTTGGCATGGCCAAGACAGAATTGAAGGCTACTGGGTTTTCCCACAGGTAGGCTACCCAACATCTTGCCGCTTTGTTTATCGACTCCCCTAAGTAGTGGTGCTTCTTAAAGATTTTCCAATAGGTTTCTTTAAGCTCTTTTGGGACTTCGTATACTTCTAATTCTAGGGTTGGTCTTTTGAACATTAGTAAATCTCTATTTTTGCTACTTTCTTCATTAGTGTTCTTGGGTCGGTGTTGTTGAAACGCTGACCACTATCGCAGTCAAATACCCAGTCGGGTTCTATCCAGTCGATAATATCTTTGTGGCAGGAGGCTAGCACTACGTTCTTTATGTTCTTTCTTCTTATGTATTTACTTAGTGCTACGGATAAGCTCTTTGCTGTTTCTCTGTTTACCTCAGAGGTGAACTCATCTAAAACCATTCGGTCACCGAGGAGTCTAGCTATCGCCGCACGATACTTCTCTCCATTGCTAAGAAC